TGCTTTTATATTTTTAAAATAATAAATAGAATTGACCAACGAAAAAGTTAACAAATTATATGTAAAAAACGAATAAGCATAGGAATGTAATGGTTTATTTAATAATGAAAATACATGACAAGGTACATAACACGATAAAAAACACGATTCTAAATCAAATTTAAACAATGAATCCATTTCATATACTATACATTTTTTATTTATATAAAAATTGATTTTATATTTTGTAAACATGATTGTAAAATGGAGTTTTCAGTAAGCCAGCAAAAAGCCTTTGATAAGTATTTGAACGGCGAAAATGTATTTATTACTGGTGCTGGCGGAACTGGTAAATCGCATTTCATTAAAAATGTATATGAAAACGCGAAATCAAGAGGTTTAAACGTAAGCGTTACTGCGATGACTGGGTGCGCCGCATTATTATTAGATTGTAACGCCAAAACCATTCATTCATGGGGTAGTATTGGATTAGGAACCGATCCCATTGAAGTGATTATCAAACGAATTGTGAAATATCGTAAACGCGATACATGGTTGAATACAGATTTACTCATTGTGGATGAAGTAAGTATGTTATCATGCGAATTATTTGAATTATTGTATAGGATAGCTCAAGATTTTCGGCGTAATAAAAAACCATTTGGTAATATGCAGATTATATTTTCAGGCGATTTTCATCAATTACCCCCAGTATCTAAAGATAGTAAATTTTGCTTTGAATCGCCTTTTTGGAATGATTGTTTTAAACATCAAATTGTATTCATGGAAAACTTCAGACAAAAAGGCGATCATACATACCAAAAAGTATTAAATGAAATTCGTGAAGGAAACCTTACACCCGAAAGTAAAGATATTTTAAGAGGTTGTTTGAATAAAAAAACAGATGAATTCATCTCGCCTACATTATTATATCCAGTAAAACGATTATCGGAACAAGTAAATTTATTTGAAAATCTGTCACTAGAAGGTGAAGAAAAAGTATACAAAATGAAATATATAGAGAGTCCTAATAAAAAAGTAGAAGACGAACTTATAAAACAAAAAAAGAATCTAATTGTAGATGAAGAAATCCGATTGAAGATTGGATCACAAGTCATGTGTACGATTAATTTAGACCAAGAACAAGGTATTATAAACGGAAGCCAAGGAAAAGTGATTGGATTTAACGAGTTCAATGACCCAGTTGTAAAGTTCTTCTACAAAGATACAATTCGTACTATAGGCAACCACAAATGGATGAATGATACTTATGAGACAAATGGCATTTTACAAATACCACTCATTTTGTCATGGGCAATTACAATTCACAAATCGCAAGGAATTACATTAGAATATGCTAATATTAATATTGGGTCAAATATATTTGAATGCGGTCAATCTTATGTAGCTTTAAGCCGAGTGAAATCATTAGAAGGTCTATTTATTCAAGCATTAGATTTTAGTAAGATTAAATCTAATCCTAAAGTAATAAAGTTTTATGAGTCATTAGTTAATTTTCCGTGAAGGAATTTTAGAAGATACTAAATAAATAGAGTTCTCGGTCATGATAATATATTCTTCGGCTACTTTGAATATTTTAGAAATGGGGCTAGTATATTCTTCTTCACTACGAACTAACATTTTTTCCTCGTTGTCTCTAACACCAATTAGAACCTTAGAATTATGCGAATCTAGCCAATAATCCATCATAATAGGTTTATCTTCTTTACACGCTAGTTTACACGCATTAATTAAAACCTTTTGACTAGGAATAGGAATTTCTTCACTCATATGAATTAGTGATATTTTTTTCTTTATATAGATTTTACGCAATATAAATAGTTTTAAATATTTTTTTTTTGGGTTTGATTATTTTTTCAATAGTATTTTCTTGATAAATTTCTGTAAAATGATTATTCAAAATACTCTTAATATATTCATAAATTTTATACAAATCTTCATTTTCACATTTTCCTACAATTAAAATACTACCTGTTCTAAAAATCATAAAAGATACTTCTTGTTGATTTGCTAATTTATATTTACATTGAATACCCGGATAACTACACGAGTCAAACAAACATTTAATTCCATATTCTTTTTTTAATATTCTAAATAAATTTTCACGATGAATATAATAATTACAATTGAAATTCGAATTCACTAAAATAGTTTCACGTTTGGAAATATCTTCTTTTACATTGTAATAGGGTTGTAATAATTCTATTATTTTTTGAACGGCAATATCTAATATACAATCGTCTTGTATTCCGGGTATTTCTACTTTTCCCGAATTAAATAATTTCAAATGTAATTCTTTATATTTACCCTTAAACATGATTCTATAAATAATTACAAAACAATTATAAAAGGCACTTTTAGATTTCTTTTTAAAATTAATAACATCATTTTTAGATAAACCAATACTTACTTTTCGGATATCTTTGAATTTAATGCGACCGTTCGGATTTTCAAATTGGTTTAATATTTTAACATCCACTGGTAAGCAAATGTCTTTTATATTGTATTCAAATTCATCTACACTTTCTTTATCTGGAAAATTAAACTTCATTTGTTTTTTAATAATACCTTCGTCTATAGTATCATACGAAATCATAGGCAATTTCCAAAAAATATAATTTAAATCCAGCTCTACATTGAAATATAAAATTTTAGTTTTGGTTGAAATAACAATAGGACCACATTCTGGAATGCGTTTTGGTACGATTTCGCCCATTTCTATAGAATCCGAACCATTTCGCATAAAATTGAACCAAGCATCATCGATAGACATACACTATACTATAATTTATCTATAAATCAATTTTGAATATTAAATAAATGTGGAAAAAATACTTTATTTAAAAAATGTATATCATTGTTGAATAATATTTGTTTCATATGAGACATAAGTAAAGAGTCTATTTTATAGTTCAATAATATATACATAAATAACTTAATGTTAAATTCTTTATAACTAAAACATTGCGTAAATTTCTTTAATTTTACAAAGGAATAATTATTACAAAGCGATTCAATATGTTTTTCTTTTATAAAATCACATTGAATATACTTATAACATTGTAATGAATTCACCATACAACGAATATCGGGATAATGATTATATACAATATCATTCAACTTTTCTGGTGTAATCGATATATTTTCTTTAACTATAATATCATTTAAATAGTCCTTATAATTTGGAATATTATAGAAATGAATGGTCAAACATTTATGTCTCAAAGCTGGGATTAACTTACTTATATAATTACAAATAAGAAAAAATCTTACTTGTTTGTTATTTAATAATAACAAAAGAGATTGTTGGGCCGGTTTAGTCATAGAGTCTACTTCGTCTAATATAACAAATTTTAGTTTACTGTTTGTAAAGAAACCATCGCTTTGAGCAAAATTATATATGGTATTTCGTATAATATCAACACCTCTATCGTCCGATGCATTCAAATGTATAACATTGTGCTTCATATTATATTTTTCTTTAATTTTATTCAACAAACAATTAATAGTAGTTGTTTTTCCAGTTCCAGGGGGACCATATAAAAGCATATGTGGTATAAATAATGTTTCCACCATAGTATCAAACATTATTTTATAATGGTCGTCTAATACAATATCATATAACTTAGTTGGTCTGTATTTTTCTATCCATGGGTTCATTTATTAAATTATGAAAAGTATTTAAATCAATAATTATTAATTATCTATGTCCGAAGAGATAAAAATACCAAAAAAAAGGGGTAGAAAACCTAAGGGTGGTAAGATTGTAGAACAAAAAAAAAATATTTCTAAACAAAATGAAATTACCCCATCCATTATTCTTCATTTGAAATGTAAAAAAAGTGATATCATAAATAATGATTATGACCCAAATATATATAACATTGAACCTTATACAAATGATAATATACAATATGAAATCATTAAGCATAATCCATTAGAAGAAATAAAAGACGAAAAAACGTTCAACTCAGTAGATAAAGATAAAAAGAAAATTTATGATAAATTAAGTGAGTTAGAAAAGAATTTACATAATGATAATATAAATAATAAATCCAATTGTTTTTGGTGTACGTGTGCGTTTGATACCCCTACTATATACTTGCCAACGATTCAAATGAATGATACTTATAAAGTATATGGATGCTTTTGTAGTCCGGAATGTGCTACAAGTTATTTGTTCAACGAACCTATTGTAGAAACTATAAAATATGAACGTTATCAAATGTTAAATTATTTATATGGAAAAATTTATGATTATAAAGAAATCATTAAAATGGCTCCGTCACCTTATTATACATTAGATAAATTTTACGGTAATTTAAATATTCAAGAATATCGTAAATTATTAAAATATGACCGTTTATTATTATTTACAGATAAACCTTTGACCAAAATATATCCGGAATTACACGAAGATAATACAAAATTTGAACCGTTGTATAATAATAAAATGGTAATGAAAAAATCGGCTCAAATTAATAAAAAGAAACATATTGAAAGCGCGTTTCAAGTATAAGATTTAATTTTTTTATAGGTATCCACCAGTTTACGATTATTATATTTATAAGGTTTCCATTTTTTATAAGTCGGTAAATATAAACATGTAATATATTCTCGTTCGATTAAAGTATCTTCTTCTTCGTCGCTATATTCTATATTCTTGTAATTTGTTTTATTTTTAAATACTTTTCGCAATAAATAACTTGTTTTTATATCATTCACAAATGCGTTACAATAAAAATATTCGGTATTATCATTCATTACATACAATCCATAAACATCGTTCAGTTCGGGGCGTTTATATATAATAAAATTACCAAATAAGTTAGATAATTTATATATAAATGGCTTAGGTCTTAATTGAACGATACCATAAATCATATAGTTCATTTCACTTGCCTTAAATATAGGTTCGTCGTTTGTCATATAAGGTAATTTAAAGTTGTATATTCCGCGAATAGAACTATATTTTATATAATGATTTAATATATGACCCAATAATTCATAAGCGTGTTTCATTCCTTTATTGACTTTTTTATTTTTATAATGAGTGATATTTTCACATATGAATGTATTGTTAATTAAAGTACCATATATAACAGTTCCTAATGTAAGTATAGGGTCAAAGGCTACATAAATCGGCTTATGTATTTTATGTTCGAGATCATATAAAATACATAATGGGTTATTCTTTTCTTCTTTGAATGTAGCTAAGTATTTTTTGCCAGCTGGTATAAATATACTTGTATTTGAATTCACATAATCCGTTGTAGTATACATTATGTATAATTCTTATTCATTTCTTTAAGTAAGTTTAACGAAGACTCTAACTCATCTATAATGGTGTCAGTTTCTTCAACGCGTTCATGCGTATATAATTGTATTATATCTATATTCATATAGTATAAAATAAAATGTATCAGAAATATAATCAATAATGTATACAATATAATATAAAACATATATTCTAAAATTATATTATTTACTTGATAAAAACGAGATGATTTTGTCGATTTCTTCGTTGTTCACTGTTTTTGTCTCAAAGTAATAACTTGTTTCGTTTAAATAAGTATGTTCAATCAAATCTAAATTATAATCTATATTATATTTTTTATAGGTTTCGGTTACAACTACATGTTCGTAAGGTATATGAGTATAAATTTCATTATATTCATATACATTATCTTCTATTAACATATCATACCCATTATGCTCTAATGAAAAATATTTTTCACTTTTTATGTGTTGTTTTCTCCATTTTTTATGTTTGAAGAATAATAATCCAGACGGCGTATATACAATATCTTCACTATGAACATTTGTATATTCAATTGTAGATTTTAATATCAGATTTTGTATAAATATTTTCATTCATATTATTATTAAAAACGGTTTAAATATTATTATTTTATATAAATAATGTCGGTGGTTATCAAAAAAGATGGTTCCTTTGTAAGTGTAAGTGAAAGAGAAGACCTATATAAATGTTGTAAATATAAATCGGATAAAGATTTTGTAAAATTACATGAATGGGATAACTATGAACTATGGGGTAAACAAAAAGGTAAAGCTGGTAATGAAAATAAATGCGAGCTTCCACCACCCATTGAGAATTTATTATTTTTTGGATTATTATGTGTACGTAAAAAAGAAGGTGAATTAACTATGGAAGAATGGTCAACGTGGTATAACAATAAAATGGGTAGTATAAACATCGAAGATAGCGAAGAAGCCAGTGTAGATTCGGAACAATACTCTGAATCGGAATATACCAAAGAAGGATATCTAAAAGATGGATTTGTTATAGATGAATTATTAGAAGATTCATACGATTAAATACGTATCTAATATAGATTTATTTTTTACCGAATCACTATAACCTAACCTATACAACTCATATATAGAATAATTCCTACCCAATAAGCTATAACCGGGTATATTATATTTATTATATCGTTTGAACAATTTATAATTCAACCATAATATTTTACGGGATTTTATTTGTTTTTTATATTTATAATAAAATAAACCTCCATCTAGACTACATTTTCCATTATAAAAATAAAATATATCTCTATACGTTATCAACGGAATAAATGAACTTGAAATACAACATTTAGTCATATCGGTCACATTCAAAAACTTATTATAGCCATCTAACTTAGTATAATTACTAGTTACGGCAATATATTTGTTAGTTATATTAAAATGTTCTATATGGAACATATCATTCATAAGATCTATAGTTTTATTTAATATGTAAGGTAACGGCATAGTTCCGTGTAAGTTTAATTTGAATAATTCTTTCAAAAAACGAATATCATAACGTTTATCTAGAGACAAAAAAATAGTATTCAATGAACCAGCTGAAAATCCTACTATATTTTTATTATCTATATTATAATGATTTTTTATGTAATGACATATACCTAATACGTAAAAACCCAGTAGTCCGCCCGGAGATAAAATAATATCCGGATTACGAATTAAGTTTATAGTTGGTTTATATAGATTATATAATATAACCATAAATACTATAAAATACATTTTCTTCATAACACTATTTATGTGTATACTTTAATAAAAAATTGATATAAATACGTATATATAAATATAGTATGTACATCACAAATCCCGAAGAGTTTCGTAATAGAATCCGTTCTTATATTGGCAACTTTGTAGAAGATAAACGAAGTCACTCTAATATAGAAAAAAGTATTTATAATTATTCCATCCAACAATCTGACCACTATAATATAAAAAAAAGATGGGATAATTCACTATTCGTAGTAATCTATTTAGATAAATTTAAAATCATTCGTCATTGTTTAAAAGACCCAATGATTTTAGACAAATTAATAAACGATATAGAGTTCTGTAAAGAAATTGCCTTTAAAAGCGAACAAGAAATATATCCGGAATATTGGAAAAGTATAACCGAAGAAAAAAAGACACACTTAGATAATAAATATTTTCCAAAAATAAAAGCATCTACCGATAAGTTTAAATGCGGTAAATGTAAATCAAAAGAATGTACTTATTATCAATTACAAACCCGTTCCGCAGATGAACCTATGACGACATTTGTTACATGTATTAATTGTGGTAATCGGTGGAAATGTTAAATCAACTCTAAATCTTTAACATTCCAATATTCAAATTTGCCATTGGGTATTGGTCGTTTAATAATGAATGGAAGTTTTTTTTGACGTAATTCTTCTTCTACAATAAGTACTTTATCTAAATTTAATTGTTTTACTGTAACAAATGGGTCCGCTCCATAATTCAATTGATTTACCCGAATACCAATAATTTTAGCTTTTTCATATTTACTTAAAACCGGATATGTTTTATGTTTATCATCTATAATATAACCTTTTTCATTACGCGTGACCAATGACAAATTATATATTTCTTCAAATGATAAATGTAATTCTTCGGGATGATACGTTTTTATATATTCTTTATTATCTTCAAACTGGTTGTAATAATCTCCTAAATATTCGCTTTGTGAATGGCTCTCTTCTAGTTGACTATTCAATTCAGGTTCTATATCTAAATCTTCAACCATTTCTTCTTCTTCTTCTTCTTCTTCTTCTTCTTCGTCGACTTCTTCTTCTTCATCGAGTTCTTCTTCTTCATCTAATTTGGAATCTTCATCGTCACTCATTTATATAAACCCTATATTTATAATTTTAAATCAATTTTATATATGGTTCGTATAGATTATATATTTTCATATTGGATAATTGTATGGTATATATTATTTATATTAAATATGGTTCGTTATAATCCAAAGTTTGTATTATTTATAGCATTATTAAAAAATAGTTTGGGTTTACTATATAAACTATTCTTTGATTCTATGTATAATGCTTTTATTTTAGCTATCATTATAATATGTATGAAGATAATTCCATTGTATAGCATAATACATACTAAAATTAAAAAAAAAGATATTTATTTTAGTATTTTATTGTTTATTGTATATAATTTTTGGATTTACATAAATGGAACCAACTTATATGAAATTATGATTGAAATAAATAATAATCAAGGTCCATTGTTTTTATTTATGGTTTCCACGATGAATCGCATACAGTACACATATACATATATTTCAATTGTTCTTCATCATATCTATAATAAATAACTTTACTTGGAACCTTATCGGATTGGTTTGTTTCACATGAACTATTCGGACACCGAATGGTTCTAGAATAAGGTATAGTTGGGTCATATTTTAATAATGTATTTATATCTAGGTCAGAATCTTTTTCTTTTGTATAGGTAACTTCTTTAATACATTCCGAGTTTTCTTGGTGTTTTGTATCTCCACATTTTCTACAATAATAGAGTAAACTTTTGTCTTCATCCGATATTTTTAAATAATAAATGTTTTCGCATACATCACAGAACTTCATTATTACACTATATAAATACTTTTTATTAATCAATTTTTATTAATTCATTATAACATAAATCCAATAATTTTGATAATTTAGTATAATCGGTTTCACAATATAAATTGTAAATATTTGTATGGTACATTTGAGTTGGTCTATTTAGATTTAAAGCGGAATATGTTTTTATAAAATGTTTTTTTATAATTGGATAAAATACTTTGAACTTATCATGTATATCTTCTATATGTAAACATTTCAATATAGCTATTTCAATATTTCTATAATGAATAATATTATTATAAGGTTCTAAATTATTATTTTTCATACTTATACCAGGTTCATTTAATAATGGATACTCATTGAATAATGTAGATAAAGATAGCAATATAGAGCGCAACGATTGACACGAACTCCATTTTTCACCGGGCCATGTATTTAATAAAGATAAACATACAAAACCGTTTATGTACAAATTTGGATTAAATCTAGTTTTTTCGTCCGATGTTTTAAATATAACTTTTGGCGGCGAAAATGGATAATTATCGGGATACATGAATTTAAAAAAATAAAACCCATTCTCATACGGAGTATCCTTTGGTCCAATAATCATAGCATACCCTATATTATTAACATCTTCATCTGGAATATAAAATATATTATCGACTGGTTCATTCATAATATCTTTTACGTCTAACATAATGCGTTTTGTAGAACGATTCATTATACATATATATAGTTTTTCTTTAATAAAAATTGATATAAAAATATATTATATATTATAGTATGGATTCATTTTTAAAGAAACATTCATCTAAAACGAATCATACCCATACCAAGATTGGATGCGAAAAATTAGGTATTTTTGGTGGAAGCTATTGTATTCCTTCTGACCAAATGGATGAATTTTATAAATTGTATAAAAAACATATAAAAGATAAAGAGGCTTATTTTACTGAAAAACAACTAGAAGAAGGACCGCTTTTGATTGATCTTGATTTTAGATACGACCCAGATATTGAAGAAAGAATTCATACTTTAAACGATATTGTCAATATGGTTCAATCGCTTTTTATATTATTATCTGAAATAAAAGTTCCAAATGATAAAACAGTATCGTGTTACATTTTTGAAAAACCAAATGTAAATACGGCATCAGAAGAAGTAACTAAGGATGGAATTCATATTATTATGGATGTTAAAATGGATTTTAATGAAAAAATTATTTTTAGAAATAAATTATTAAAATCTATTTGTGAAGTCTTTCAACATATACCTATTACCAATACATGGGACCAAGTCGTAGATGAAGGAGTAATGAAAGGTTCGGTCAATTGGCAATTATACGGGTCGCGTAAGCCTGGTAATGAAGCGTATGAACTGAAATATGTATTTCATGGAGTGTTCCAAAGTCAATGGACAATAGAACAAATAAATTTTGATGAAAAATATATATACGAGCATTTTGTAAAATTTACAGCACGAAATTCAGATTTAATTGTATTAAAACAAAATAAAGAAATAAAAGAAGAATATGATAAAATTAAAACACAACGTGATAATGGTAAATTACGAAAATGTAAAGTTAAACTGATTACAAGCTATCAAAATCCTTACTATGAGATAAATAGTGTAGATATGTTGGAATCCTACGTGGATAAATTATTAGAAGAATGTCCATTAGACCAGCAAAATATTAAAGATACTCATAATTACACAATGGCTTTAGATGAATCGTATTATGGTGAAGGTAGTTATAATAAATGGATTAAAGTAGGTATGGCATTAAAAAATACGAGTGAAAAATTATTCGTTACTTGGTTGAAATTTAGCAGCCAAAGTGCTAGTTTTGATTGGAGCAATGTAATGGAATTATATGATAAATGGAATAAGTTTGAGGATGGTGAATTAAGTTATCGTTCTATTATTTACTGGTGTAAAGAATGTAACCTAGACAAATTCAATGAAGTCTATAAACAAAGTATACAAAAATATATTCATTATACGTTTTATAACATATTTGATAATGATATAGCTGTTTTATTGTATGAACTTTATAAAGAATCCTATGTATGTGTAAACATTAAAAGTGGTATATGGTATGAATTTGACCAAAATAGATGGATTGAAAATGATAGCGGAACATCTTTACGTTCTAAATTATCGACCGATGTTTATAATTTATATTACAAATATGCTAAACAATTGACCCAAGGAAAAGATTCCGAAGAAGCAAAAGAAATTGCTTCTAAATTTTCTAAAATAAGCAAAATACTCAAAACAACCAATGATAAAAAGAATATTATGAAAGAATCGCTCGACTTATTTTATGATTGTAACTTTTATAATAGGTTAGATACAAACCCCTATTTAATTGGATGTAAAAACTGTATTGTAGATATTCGGAATAAACAACATCGTAAAGGCATTCATCATGATTATATTCATAAAACAACCAATATAGATTATATGCCATTAGACCATTATCGCGAGGTTTCGCCCAATGTTATAGAGGAACTGAATACATTTATGTATCAACTGTTTCCCGAAGAAGAATTACGTGAATATATGTGGGAACACTTATCTTCTACTTTGATTGGAAACAATAATAATCAAACATTCAATATTTATTTAGGGGTTGGTGCCAATGGTAAAAGTATTTTAGTGGATTTAATGGGAAAAATATTAGGAGATTATAAGGGAACCGTTCCTAGCACACTGATTACTCAAAAAAGAACATGTATTGGTTCAACGTCATCGGAAGTATACCAACTGATTGGAAAAAGATACGCAGTTATGCAAGAATTAAGTAAAGGAGATGTAATCAATGAAGGCATTATGAAAGAAATTACGGGCGGAGACCCCATCCAATGTAGAGCATTGTTTAAAGATAGTATTACATTTATTCCACAATTCAAATTAGTAGTATGTACGAATGTATTATTTGATGTAAAAAGTAATGATGATGGTACTTGGAGACGTATTCGGGTATGTGAGTTTAAATCCAAGTTTACTGAAAATCCATACGAAGAAAAAGAATTTCCTAAAAAAGATTATCCATATCAGTTTAAAATAGATAAAAATTTACATCAAAAGTTTAAGTATTGGGCTCCGGTATTTTTCAGTATGTTAGTTGAAAAAGCATTTGAAACCCAAGGAAAAGTCACCGATAGACCGTGTGTATTAGACCCTACAAGTAATTACCGGAAATCTCAAGATATTCTATTGGATTTCTGTAATTCATGTATCGTGGACGAACCAGGTGAATTTGGTAACTTGAAAATCGGAGTGATTAATGGTTTATTTACAGACTGGTTCAAGAATGAATACGGCAAATCCAATACAATTAATACGAAAGAATTACGCGAATATCTTGAGAAAAAATATGGAAAATATCCTAAAACCGGGTGGTCTAATATTCACATTAAAGAAGAAGATATTTAATCATTCATAAATGCGTTTTGGGGAACTACATTTTTACTATTTTTATATATAGAATCTATGAAATACTTTCCTATTTTAAACATGTACGGATATAGGATAACTGGTAATAATAATAAAAATATATATATAAGAAAGTTTTTCATTATGTTTAATTTAGATTGACTGTATAATAACAAGAGTAATGTTATAAACATCAAATAATAAATCCAGTTTATATAATTATTATATAATTGTATAGTATCTTCTTCTATCGTTCTATATTGCATTTTACGAATGGATAAACTAGCGTCTATATTTTTGCTTCCAGATAAATAATCCGCAGAGTAACCATCCTTATTTATTTTTTCTAAATAAGACAATGTCTTTATTTTATCGTTCAATTCTTCCTTCAATTCCGCCAAACTAGTTGAACTTCTTGAATTTAGTATATCACTACACTTTGAAGCTAACTTGTCATCTATTGTTTTATTACGTTTTAATTTCCATTTCTCATATTCAGGTTTCCATTTTTTCTCGTCTGGGCCATAAAACCGAATAAACACTTCTTGTTCAAGGTCATTTAATTTTTTATGAAACTGTTCGCCCGACTTAATTTTTAATTTATAGTCTTTGAATATTAATTCATTTTTTTCTTCCGTATTCAATTCTTTCAACAATCCTATACCACCCGTGCTGGTTTCCGTTGGAATCGCACATATGGTTGAAGTATCGTCCAATATTTTTTCGGCAACTTCAGATGTAAATCCAATACCGATTAGATTCGCAATTTTATCATTATTAGACATGTATTCATAATTGTTTGTAAATATTTTAATACAAATGATAATAAGTAATATAAACAATAGATAATTTCTCATTATATATTGTTTATATTTTCAAATTGATATAATTATAATATATGAATACACCTAAACATAAAATACTTAGTGTAGATACAACTAATGAATTATGTATAGTGCTATGAATAACAATTACACTTAACATAAATATCATTATAAAGGTCCATGACAAATATAAAATATCCTTACTTTTTATTTCTTCCTTATATTTTATATTTGAATATAAATTTACTTCCATATATACTATTTTGATAATAAAAAATACGAACCAATCAACCATATAAATATGGATAACTTCAATATGACATAATAAAAATTATTGGTGTATATAGCCAACGTATTATTATTCATGGAGTTAAAGGTTAAACTATCTTTTTTTTCATTGTTTATATAATTTACTTGATCGCGTTGAATCAGTTGATTTAATTTATGTTCAATTGATTTTTGAATACATATGTTTAATATTTGTAGATTACTTGTTTCTAAATCTTTTGTATATTCGCTCGATGTTTTATTTATATCACAACTCATTATAATAATAATATATTATCCTACACATATTCTATAATAATCATTTTGTAATGAAATTTTATCATGACGAATTATTTTACAAACTTCACCTGGTCTCAATAATATAGCTTTTGCCACTGGGTCAAACCTACTAATCTGTGGCATTTGTTTATCATTTTCAATATTATATTTTTCATACAGTTCTTTTTTTTCCATTTCATTTAGTTTTATATGTTTCTGAACGTAAGAATGTTCTAAAATATTATATTGTAATTCTTGAATTTTATAAATATTTATGTAATGATTCGCATATTTTGTTCTTAACAAATAATTTATCGTCGAAGCATAATCTTTGGTTATAATTAATAATATATCTTCTTCGGTTATAGACCGACCGGCTTTATGTATTATACTATCTAAAATATTCTTTGTTACATTATCATAACAATAATATAAATATATTTTAGGATTTTTACCCCTTAATTCTTCTATATTATATACCACATCTATTTGTACTTGTTTTTGTTTTACCTCATTTACAAGATTAAACCCTTTTGTAGTGTTTATTTTATAATTATTCTGCTCTAAATAATGTTTTATTTGTTGAAACGAACGTTCAATCATTTCGTCTGGTTTATTCATTACTACTATATATATATATTGTATTTTAAATCAATTTTAGTTTAGTTTATTTACATATATTTTATCCGCATTTTCGCTTGGAGTTTGGTTGGACGTCGTAAATTGGTTCGAAGTTTGGTTGGACAGAGTTTCGTTGGACGGAGTTTCGTTGGACGTCGTAAATTGGTTAGAAGTAAATTGGTTCGGGGTTTGGTTCGAAGTTTGGTTAGATGGAGTAAATTGGTTCGGGGTTTGGTTAGATGGAGTAAATTGATTCGAATTTTGGTTGGACAGAGTTTCGTTGGACGTCGTAAATTGGTTCGAAGTAAATTGGTTCGGGGTTTGGTTCGAAGTTTGGTTGGACGGAGTTTCGTTGGACGTCGTAAATTGGTTCGAAGTTTGGTTGGACAGAGTTTCGTTGGACGGAGTTTCGTTGGACGTCGTAAATTGGTTCGAAGTAAATTGGTTCGAAGTTTGGTTAGATGGAGTAAATTGGTTCGAAGTTTGGTTGGACGGGGTTTGGTTCGAAGTTTGGTTAGATGGAGTAAATTGGTTCGAAGTTTGGTTAGATGGAGTAAATTGGTTCGAAGTTTGGTTAGATGGAGTAAATTGGTTCGAAGTTTGGTTAGATGGAGTAAATTCATTTGATGGGGGTTGGTTCAATATACTCTGGTTCGATGGAGTAAATTCGTTAGATACGCTCTGATTTGATATATTCTGGTTAGATACGCTCGTGTTCAATAAATCTTGGTTAGATACGCTCTGATTTGATATATTCTGGTTAGACCTAGTTTGGTTTGACGGAGTCTGTTTTGACCTAGTTTGGTTTGAATTATTAAGAACACTTAAATCATTATTAAACGTAGAACTAATATCTTCTAATTCACTTGAATCATTTGTGGTATCGGTAATGGATTCGGAATCTGTGAAATCTTCTCCGGCTAATTTGTCTTTCAAATAAACATTGGACGTATGAATTAATTTTGAAATATTTTCACTAGTAATCAGTCGCATATGAACATTTATGGTGGTTAATTCTTGTATTAATAATTTAAAGCTATAAGGTATATTGACTACACTAAATTCTTTTCCATATTTAGTAATTAAATATGGCTTACTACTTTGATCCGTCATATCATATTCTATAGGACCGTCGGATAACAAGCTGTAAAAGTATTGTTTCTCTTTATGATATAAAGCAATACTTCCGGTTTGATTACACACCGCCATTTTATACTCATCCCCGCGTTTCATCATAGAATCTTTTAAAAATCCGGTCATACCGTGTGATATAACCCCGTCTCGTTCCATTTCACCTATTCTGAGACCGCCGTCATTTGCTCTACCGTGATTGGTTTGTCGAGTCAACAAGTCTCGTTGACCGGTTGCTCTATAATTGATTTTATCTTTTACCATATGTTTTAATCTCATATAGTAAGTAGGTCCCATAAATATTTCGCTTGTAATTTGTTCACCAGTTAATCCATTATAAAGGATTTCATTTCCTTCCGATTGATAACCCAATTGATTTAAATGCTTTCCAATGATTTCATGTTTCGGTCCTTTATTTATAAAAGCCGTGCTATCCGCACTCATTCCATTGGCGCAACATAACTTAGATAATATGGTTTCAATTAATTGACCTATGGTCATTCTACTAGGTAATGCGTGCGGGTTAACAATAATATCAGGCTTTAATCCCGATTTTGTAAACGGCATATTTTCTTCGGGTATAAGATTACCAATCGTACCCTTTTGACCGCATCTACTACAAAATTTGTCTCCAATGGCTGGACTTCGGTCTTCACGAATTCTAACTTTAGCGAGTTTTCGTCCATCTTTATCATAAATAAATGTTTTATCTACATAGCCTAATTGTCCTTTTTTTGGAACTATACTACTATCAAAGACTTCATTATTAATTATATTCAATCTACCAATTACAACGGTTTTGTCGTCCATCAATGTATTTTCAAATACAAGTCCATCTTTGTCTAGTTTATTATAATTATAACCTGGTTTCGTATCACGCGCTAATTCGTAGCCCGATACACGACCTATGCGCTTTTCATTTTTTCCAGCAATCGTAATTTCGTCCATAGTTTCGTACATATTAAAATAAGTTGTTTTGAATAATCCTCTTTTAACCGAAGATTCGTTTATTAATATAGCATCTTCTACATTATAAGACGTATGACACATTATCGCAACAATTACATTTTCACCATAAGGATGTTGTTCTTCATGTATATAATTAAAATATCGTGTTCGAACAATAGGTTTTTGCCCATAATTCAAAATAATTCCCATCTTATCTATACGATTTATGAAATTAGAATGATACAATGAAACCGCTTGTTTGGCTTGTCCACAACTGAATAAGTTACGCGGTAATTGATTATTTTCGGGGAAAATAGTTTGATTTCCCATAATTCCAAACATTAACGAAGGATGTATTTCTAAATGCGTATAACCTTTATTTTTATGTTGTATACCTATAAAACACATATCGACTTCTGATGAATCTATATATTCCAAATATACTTTATCTTTCTTTTCATTTAGTACGAAGGATTCTGATTTGGTTTTAACCAACCTTGACCATTTTAATTTATCATTTTGATTTATGATTAACTCCTCATTTTCATAATACATTAAAGGTCTTATAAGCCTTCCTTCGTCGCTATAAATAAATACATACTTATCATTTATTTGAATGGATATACTTATAGAATATGGAATAATTCCTCTACGCCGATAGTCTATGAACTTATTCTTAAATTCTATGGGGTCTTCATTAATTATACCTACCCATATTCCGTTTATGAATAATCTAAAATGATTATGAATTTGTTCGTAACTAGATATTTCTAAGGATAATATATTGAAGTTATTTTCTATAAAATCATATACTTCTTGATTTTTTACAGATCTTGTAATTTTACACATAATTGCCATATGTTTATGTAATCCAACATTTGCTCCATCCGGTGTATCCACTGGGTCTAAATAACCATATTGCGAACCATGTAAAAAGTGAGGATCCATTAATTTAGAACTACTATCTACTTCCAGATTTATTTTTCGGAGATGCGTCAAAAAAGAATTATAGGATAACCGATTTAAATCTTGTATTACCCCTAAACGCTTGGTGTGTCCATACGCACCCCAATCGCCCTTGAACGCTTTTTTAAATCCATTTTCAATATATTTTTCAGAAAATATATGGTCTTTGATTAAAGATAAAATGTTGGATTTTTCGGGATTAAAGTCGGATTCTTTTAAATTTTCATCAATATAAATAGAATTATTATAATACATCTCTTTTTCAATGATTGTATGTATTTCTTGCTTCATAATTTTTGAATATTCGGTAAATAAATCTTTCATCAATCCACCCGTGGTTTCTACTCGCTTAAATTTGTAATTATCTCTATCGGTAAGAGTTCGGTCACCATGAATTACTTTCAATACTTCATAGGTCATATATCCTAAAAATAATGCCTTAGATGTATAATTCATTTCACCCATATGTGGAAATAAATAATTGGTTAAAATATTATGCGTTTCATTTATAGTGGTATGTTTCAAGAATACCGATATGTAATTCAAACATGCTAGTTGAGTATAAAAAGTACCAGCATCATTTATAGATGGTCGCAATAATTCTAAATATTTATCATTATCTTCTAAATCAGACAAAATACATTTACAAATATCTTTATCACTGATAATACCTAATGCCCTAAATACAATAAATAATGGTATAGGCAATCGCACATTGGGTATGTCTACTAGAAAATGTCCGCGCTTTATGTCTCTACGTATAGCCATTGTACGTTTTGGTTTAGAATGATCTTCCGATACCGAACGTATTTCTATAGAATAATCGTGTTTGTTATCCTTCAAGGTTCTAATATATATAAGATTGTCTCCAAATTTTTCTTGAGGGATAATAACCTTTTCTTTACCATCTATAATGAAATATCCACCATAATCATGACGACATTCGCCTAATTGATAACACACTTCTTTACTTAGTTTATTCAATATACATTGTTTTGATTTTATCATAATAGGGAACGAACCTAATTCATAATCATCTACTTCGGGATATGTTTTTTTTACAGTCTTTTTTTTTGTAGTGAATACAAAATCAACGTCCACTTTATAATAAATTGTTGTAGCATACGTAATATTTTTTAATCGGGCTTCATTTGGGTATAAAGCTCTTTTATGGTCATCTTCTATAATCATTGGAGAATTGAATTTTATTTTATCTAAATCGCGACCACCTATATATAAAAGAACCTTGTACATATCATTATCTTTCGAATCTTTATAAATATATTCGATTGGATTCAAATCATCAAAAATTTCTCGTATATTTACATCATAAAAATAATTACAACTATCTAGTTGATGATCTACTAATGTATTCTCATTAAAATATGCTTCAATATATTTTAATGATATCTCTTTTATTTTTGTTTCATCCATTATTATTTTTATTTATTTTATTTTTAGATTAAAATCAACTAAACTTAAAAAAAATAATTCCATAAAATAGAATGGATAAAATAAATGGTAACAAAAATATAAACCACGATAAATCCGACCATCCATTTTTACACATTAAATCCAATAAAAATGTCCAAAACAATATATATACCGCATTTAATACAAAAATAATTATATTGTTTCCAACGTAGCATTCAAAATTACCTAAACAAAGTTTTTCAATATCCTTAGAGTTTTGAATACCAATAAAAAATAAAGCTATAAAAGATACTATTAAATAGAGTAAAGACGGAGTACATAATTTTTTTAAATTAAAATTGGAACGAGGCATATATATATATTAGATTATAAAATATCTACGTGGGTTAACATATGTCTTCTACAACAAATATCACGCAATCCTAATTCATCCAATACGCGACCTTCTTCGGTTTGCTCAATTTTATCGGTATCTAAATATTTTAAAGTATCTTTCTTGTCTTTTTTTAGTAAGGAAACCCGTTCTAAATAAATTGGATATTTATTAGCAATTACTTTTCCACACGTAAAACACTTTACTGGAATCAACATTATATATTATGTAATGTTTATTTAAAATCAATTTTTAGAAATTAATATATATTCACCTTGAAGTGTTTTTTTTCTTTCATAGACTAATCCTAATGAATGTATTTTATCGTGACACGATTCACATACAGACGATAAGTTCGCCTTATTATGAAGTTGGGTATCCTTGAAATCTTTTTGATATTTTAAGTGGTGTATTTCGTGACTCATTTCAGATTTACAAAATTCGCATATTCCGCGTAATTTATCTTTATTGTATTTAGACGTTTTATACGACAAAATGTTATTATAAGATTTATCATATTTATTACGGATTTCATAGGCTCTATCTAAAAAATCGCTTGGCAAACTTAATGATTTACATACTTCTAATCCATAAATACTTTCACCTGCTCCATCTTGAAGCTTACGATTATAGATTAAGGATTTACATTGTTGGTTATATTCTACAGTTAAATGTTTCAATTGTAAATTAGGCATATTACGTATTTCTTCAAAATATTGAATCTGATGAAAATGGGTAGCAAATATAAATGAACTATTCAGTTTATACATTGTTTCTAATCCCGAGACAAATATGCTTAAAGCCGAGTCAATTTCAGTTCCTGAACACAATTCATCGCCTAATATCAAACTATTTTGATTACAATATTTTAAAATAACCCGTAACTCGCTCATCTCTACTCCAAAGGTAGACAATCCTTTGAAAATATTATCATTGCCAATAATTCGGGTAAAAATATATTGATAAGGCGAATAGGTCATTTGTTTACATGGAACATATAAACCACATTGAGCCATTAATATAGCAATTCCAATCGATTTGATAAAACTTGTTTTTCCGACAGCATTTGTTCCATATAATAACATACCGGATTTGTCAATACAAACATCGTTGGTTACATATAACTCATTTGTCTCTATTTTTTCAATTAACGGGTGACGCAATTCTTTTATATCTAAAAAAGAATGTTCTTTCTTATCTAGGATTGGCTTACTATAATTATTTTTAACCGCAATTTCTTTCTTACAATGAAGAATATCTAATGTTTTACATACGCTAATCAAATGATATAAATCATCTTCCATTACTTTATTATGAAACTCTTGATATACATGATTAAAATGTTTCAAAAATGTAGAAGATTCATTACAAATTTGATTCGTGATTTCATCTAAAAATTCTCCGCCTAAACTACACGTGGTTGAATTATAGTCAAATTTCAATAATTGGTCTACTTTAAAAACCTTTTTTTGATTTGAAAATTTAGATATATATTCGATTTCCAATGGATTTTCCGCAATATAATTGAATAAAATATTACAACGTCGTTTTGTTATATGTAAAGAAATGCTGGTTGTTTCGTGAATCTTTATAACATTTGTTTTATTTTTTTTATCTAAGGTTTTATAAATTTCTTCTAATTTACAAATGAAAGCGTCTAATTTGTCTTTTGATTCTATTTTTTGTTCAATCATAGAATCTAATTCTTTATCATTTCCGCGTAAAATCAGCTCATTTATAAATTCGGGAAACTTGTCAAACGAGCAACTATTTACCGAACTTATAATAGACATATTGAAAAATCGTTCAATGATATTCTTAATATCTCCAATAATGTGTATCGTTTTTCGGGAGTCAATATGTTTTAATAAGGATTCATCTAATGTATCTATAATATGATTCATTTGGATACAAAAATCATATATATAATAATAATCTAAGGGAGTACATTTTTTTAATATTTTCTTGCGAAGAATATGGTCCATATCTTTCATTTTACTAAAATAAGTACTCCAATCATAATTATGTTGGATGATATGTTCGGTTAAATTATAAGATTCTTGTAATACAATTGGGTCTCGGGTTGGGTTTACCAATATATATTGAAATAAACGCTTACCCATTTTTGTTTTACATTCATTCAATAAAGACATTATACACGAATACTTATGGTCGCGACTTTGATCGGTTTCTAATATATTCAACTGATTTAATAAATGATTTGCCAAAATTAAACGATTATCTTCTTGTTCCATCATAGGTTCTTTTATTTTTTTAATTAACCCCGCATTATGTTGCTCTACATAATTCAATAGAAAGCATAAAGACTGAAATGAAATAATATGATTAAATAAATTGGACTTAATATGTTCCATATGATTGTAGTATTTATCCATTAATTCTTCTTGATACGACTGATATTCGCATTTCTTGGCTTGTTCCGAAAAAAAACTATCGTCGTTTAATGAAATAATCGTTGTTTTTTTGCTTTTATGATTCATGTATTGTAGAATATCACATACTTGATTTTTTTCAATATTATGAATGACTATGGTCTCGATTGGATTATAAATAGCGATATGTTTTTCTATCTCGTCATAAGTGGTTGGATTATGATAATAAGGAACTTTATACTCATTTGTATATAAAGTTCCACTATGTGTATCTAATGTCGTAAATCCAAAAATATAACTTTCACTAAATATCTTATTTGTTTTGTGAATCCAAATACAAGTGATGTTATTTGTTAAACATTCGGTTGTATTGAAAATAGTACCTGGACTATATATACCAGCTTCTTGTCTCACTATAACGCCGGCTTTCTCTAATTGTTCGTAATATACAACGGTATAGCTTGATTTAGAGACAACTTTTTCAATATATTTATCTATCATATAATCTCGGAATCCGGCCATATATATTTTATCTTTTCCTAATGGTTTATTCGCAATTTTTAACTCACAAATAGAAGTAAACTTAACCATATCTTCGTCTTCGGGTGATTTGGAATACACCTCAATAAAACTACCCACTTGCATAAACAATAAAGTTTTACCATATTTCTCTTTATAGTTGTTCAATAAAGAGAAATATTCTTGGATTAATGCCATATTATAATTATATATATATATTTTCTATATTATAATTATATATAATGAATGATTACATGTTAAGAAACATAGTTATAATTACATATATAATCAGTATTCTGTATTATTATTATATTTATACTATGATTACATTACACCAAAATATAAATAATAATACTTGCGATCCTATAATAATGATTGCTGGAAAATTAGGTGGTTTCGAAAATAGCGCAACCTCATTCAAAACGTGTATTCAAGATATACAGCCAACGATTTATAGCGAAATTATGTCCACATATGATACAATGAATGAAACGATAACGGATGTTACCAATGAAATGAAAGAAGAAAACGATGATTTCTTGGCTAAATTAGAAAGCGAATATACCGCTCAAAATACAATGTTGAATCAAAATATACAAAACTTGAATACATCTAAAGAAACGATGAATAAAAAAATAAATCAAACAAATGAGTCTATAACAAAATCACTTGATAAAATAAATACTATAATATAATATGAAAGATGTTGTATATAAATTATATTATAATGTATCCCCTAAAACAAATGTCTCACAAGGAGGTGTAGCCTTTTTACTATTGTTTTTCTTTATTTTTATTATTTTTATATTGGCGTTTTATCTTAAAAAAACATATTTAGGCCGAAACTGGGAGAACCATCGTTGTAATTATATTTTAATGTCCGGATATTTACAACCGGATACTTCTATTAAACCCCGAGATTACACATTAAAAAACTTAAAATATTGTATAAAACAAACGATTTACAACGATACACCTTTACTAGCTCATATGAAAGATACATTTGATAAATTAAAATATTTGATTGGTTTTGTAAAAAAACAAATAGGATTATATGAGACACATATAAAATCTGAAGTAGATACTAAAACTACGAAATACAATGATATTATGATTAACAAAATTAACTATCTTAGACATAAACAAAACCACTTAGAAACCATATACGATGAATTAGACGGAGTCTTCAAAGAAACATCCGACAAAATTAAAACTGGTGTGGATAATGTAAGTATTTTAGAGAATGAGAACTCTTTGAATACTAAATATAAAACCAGTCGATACACGGATTATGTAAAATAATAATACAATAGTATATGTTAATATATATATTATTATTTGTAACTCTATATAAATTTATGTACTATGAATATTTTGATACTATGAATGTATCCAACCAAGTTATAAAAGATATTCAATCTTATCCCGATAAATCATTAGATATATTTACCGATAAAGAATTTAAACCAGAATGTTGCCCATCTTTATATACAAAATCGTCTGGATGTATGTGCGATAATGATACGAATCATAATTTATTAGTTATGCGAGGTGGAAATAGATTACTTAAAGATACATATGTAAAGCAGGTAAAGAGTCCTTATTTGATTGGACCAATGTGTCCACAATGTCTTTAGTTACGTGAAACGGAAATTCTATATTTTTAATTACTTTTTCATTGAATAATGAACTATCTGGCTCCATTAAAGTATATAAATTGATACGATTGAAAATCACATCTAAGGTTCGTTTTAAATTTCTTACACCTTTTTCGTGTTCGGTTTTATTATCTATAATATACGTTAACACACTTTCTTCGAAACAAATATCATTTTCATTTAATTTTAATGTTTTTTCAATACTAGGTATTAAAAACTGTCTACTAATCACTAATTTATCTTTGGTATTGTAACCTTTTGTCTCAATCACATACATTCTATCTCTTAAAATTTTATTTACTTTACTTTCGTCGTTATAACTGAAGATAAATAAACATTTACTCATATCCATATTTACTTCTGAAAAATACTTATCTATAAAATTTGTATTTTGAGTGCTATCGGTTAAATGGGTTAATATACCTATAATTTCTTCGCCTTTAGGAGAATCGCTTACTTTATCTAATTCGTCAAAATAAATGATAGGATTGTTTGTTTTACATTGAATCAATACATCTATAATTTTTCCATATGTACTACCTTCGTATGTATACGAGTGTCCTTCTAAATAAGACCCGTCATTTGCCCCACCTAATGTAATAAATCCGATTTCCCTATTTAGTAATTTACTTATACCGTGTTTCAATAAGGTTGTTTTTCCAGTACCCATTGGTCCTTTCAACGCAATTGAATTACCAATCGATTCCGGATTATTAATCCATTGTCCGATTAATTGCATAAACTGAATTTTAGCGTCATTCATTCCATAAACCGCTTCATCTAATACTTCTTTACACCTATTTATATAAGACCTACATGATTCAATACCATCTTCTTTTTTTATAGGTAAACTACTTGAATGATTAAATGGAATAGATAAAAATGTATTGATCCAATGAGTTAATTTATCATATTCTCCGCTACATTTATTCATATTCATTAATGTATCCATTTTTTTCAATACAACCGACTTTGTTTCTATTGGTATATTCAATTCTAGTAGTTGAATTCTATAAGGTTTAATGTTTTCTTTATCTTTTAAAGATTCTAATTGTTTAATTATTTTTTCTTGTTGAATAGGAGATAATGTTTTAAAGTATTCGGTTTCATCTACTTTATTTTTAACACATATAATATCCTTAAATTTATTATAATTTTTTAATTTAACCTTTTGTTCTATTTTATCTTTTTTTTTAGAAATATCTTTACTAAATTTATCAAATAATAATGATAATTCTTCTTTTTTTTTATCATCAATTACTTCTTTTATGATTTGAATGTCTTTTTTTACATCTTCGTATAGTTCACTTTCTTCGCTTTCTTCCGTTTCATAGTCTTCATCTTCGTCTTCGTCTTCTTCCGATTCTTCCGATTCTTCGCGTTTAGCCGAAAATAGTGAATTCAAAAGTTTAAGATATTCGTCGTTCATACATAATATATATTAAATTATTTATATATTTATAAAAATTGATTAAATATAAATATATATACTTAATAAAGGATGGATATGAAAAATAAACCTTCGTCAAAAATCATCGGCATTCAATTTAGCATTTTGAGTCCAGATGAAATTGTAAGAAACTCCGTAGCCGAAATTACTAGCAAAGATACTTATAATGGAATGAAACCAAAAATAGGAGGTTTATTTGACCCGCGCATGGGTGTATTAGATCCTGGCATGATATGTCCTACGGATGGTGAAAATTATATTAACTGTCCGGGTTATTTCGGACATATTGTTTTAGCTAAACCCGTATTTTATATTCAATATTTCAACGTAGTTCAAAAAATATTAAAATGTATCTGTTTTAAATGTTCTAAATTACTCATTTCAAAAGAAGAGTATATGTATATATTAAATAATACGAATAACGACCGATGGGAAAACTTTTATCATACGTGTAATAACCTTAAACCAAAACGTTGTGGCGAATATACAAAAAATGGTTGTGGTTGCCTTCAACCTAAAATAAAAAAAGAAGGCTATTGTACTCTATTTGCTGAATGGACCAATGAAAACTCTGATTTAATTACGATTAAATATACTCCAGAATTAGTTACTAAAATATTTAAAAAAATCACGGATGAAGATATAGATTTTATGGGATTTTCATCCAAATGGTCTCGTCCCGAATGGATGGTGTGTCATATTTTTGCGGTCCCCCCTCCTAGCATAAGACCATCTGTGAAACAAGATTCTCAACAACGGAGCGAAGATGATATTACTCATATTATAATTAATATTATTAAATTTAATAATAGTTTGAAAGATAAACTATCCGACGCAGATAGTAATAATAAAATTATTGAAGATTGGACTTCTCTATTACAATATTATATTGCTACATTAGTGGATAATAATATTCCCGGAACATCACCGGTAACTCAACGTTCTGGGCGAGCTTTGAAATCTATTACAGAAAGGCATAAAGGTAAAACCGGACGGGTAAGAGGTAATCTTATGGGTAAACGCGTTGATTTCAGTGCCCGTTCGGTCATTACACCTGACCCGGAATTATCTATTGCTGAATTAGGGGTTCCGATTAAAATTGCGATGAATATTACAAAACCAGTTTATGTAAATGACGAAAATAAAAATTACCTATTATATTTAATCAAAAATGGACCAGATGTTTATCCCGGAGCCAAAATATTAGAAAAGAAAAATGGTGAAAATATTTCATTACGGTATGTAGACCGTGAAAATATTATGATTTATGAAGGCGATATTGTTCACCGTCATATGTTAGATGGAGATTATGTATTATTCAACCGACAACCCACATTACATAGAATGTCTATGATGGCTCATATTGTAAAAGTATTATTCAAGGGCGATACCTTTAGAATGAACGTTGCGGATACAAAACCATATAATGCGGATTTTGATGGCGATGAAATGAATATGCATATGCCTCAAAACGATGAAGCCGAAATGGAGCTAAAATATTTAGCAGCAATTCCGTTTCAAATCATTAGTCCAGCAAATAATAATAGTATTATCGGTATTTTCCAAGATTCCTTATTAGGTAGTTATTTATTAACAAAACAACATGTTAGCTTTAACCGTAAAGAGGCTATGAATCTTATAGCAAAAACTCTAAATCCGGATTTATCTATATTCAAAGATCCCGAAAAAGACGAGTTTACTTCATATGAGCTTATATCCACTATATTACCTGGAATTTCAATGAATTATAAAAAAGACGATGATAAAAATGATAGTTCAAATCATATTCATATTCAAAATGGTACTATGTTGAGTGGTCAAATCGATAAAGGAGTATATGGTAAGGCGAGCAAGGGATTAATTCAACGTATATACAATGACTATTCCCCATTACATTGTCAATATTTTGTAGATGATATTCAAGCAATTGTTACTGAATATATGAAAACAACTGGTTTTAGTGTGGGTATGAGCGACTTAATCTCAACCGGAGATACAGTTGAAAATGTTAAAAAAATTATTGTAGAAAAAAAAAATAAAGTTGCTAATTTAATTGACGATATTCAACAAGGCATATTTGTAAATAAATCGGGTTTATCGAATAAAGAACATTTTGAAAGCGAAGTCAACAATATTTTAAATGAAGCGTCCAAAGAAGCTGGAGACATTAGCATGAAACATTTAGAAAAATCCAACCGATTCGTAACTATCATTACATGTGGTTCAAAAGGTAATGAATTGAATATGTCCCAAATGATTTCGTGTTTAGGCCAACAAAATGTCGAAAATAAACGTATTCCATATAGTTTTACAAATAGGACATTACCGCATTATAAACAATTTGACGATAACCCAATCGCAAGAGGGTTTGTGGAAAGCTCATTTATTGAAGGATTGACTCCCGAAGAATTATTTTTCCACGCCATTGGTGGACGTGTTGGATTAATTGATACAGCGGTAAAAACAAGTACTACCGGATATATTCAGAGAAGGTTAATTAAAGGCTTGGAAGATATTCAAGTGTATTACGATAGGACTGTAAGAAATAACAAAAATAAAATTATTCAGTTTTCATATGGTTCAACCAATATGGATACAATTCATATGGAAAATATTAAGTTTGACTTATTTGGAAAATCGATTCAACAGATTTTCGAATTATTTGATTACGATTTGGATAATAAAAAACTAAATAAATTATATTTTACAACTCATGCCTTAAAGAGTTTTACAGATAATATCGAACCACTCAAAGAACGAATTAAAAAAGAGACACGATTTCTGGTAGAAGAAAGAGATTATTATATTCAACATGTATTAGAATACAATAGCGATGATACGATTTATTTATCGGTTCCCTTTTTACAAATAATTCAAAATGTAAAATATCAGTTCAAACCAGACCATAAATCCATATCCAATATATCTCCAACAGAAATGTATGAGTTGATTGATGAGTATTATAACGCTTTAAATGATACGTATAGTCCGTGTAGATTATTTAAATTGGCGTATTATTATTATCTAAATCCGTATATATTAATCTTTAAACACAAATATAATAAAGATACATTATTATTCTTGCTCGAACAAATCACCTATAAATACAAGAAATCTCTTGTGAATCCAGGTGAAATGGTTGGTATGATATCAGCTCAATCCATTGGTGAACCTACTACTCAAATGACATTGAATACATTCCACTATGCCGGTGTTGCTAGTAAATCAAATGTTACCCGCGGTGTTCCGCGTATGGAAGAATTATTATCTTTATCGCAAAACATTAAAAATCCTTCATTGACTATATTTATGCTTAAAGAAAATGAACAAGATAAAGAAAAAACAATTGACGTGCTAAATCGTATTGAACATATTAAATTCAAAGATATCATTCATAAATGTGAAATATATTATAAGCCAACCGACGATATTGATACGACGGATCCGTTTATGGAACATTATAATGAAGTGGAACAAATATTAAAAGGTGTTTCGTCAAAAGGATTATCGGAATGTAAAGAAGATAAATATAATAATTGGATTCTTAACATACACCTAGACCATAAATCTATGTATTATCGTAATTTAACCATACAAGAAATACATTTTACTTTAACCCAAATATATAAGGACCAAATCAAGTGCTACTATAGCGATATAAATGAAACTCAAATTATATTTAAAATCCAAGTAAAAAGTGTTTTGAATCCAAATTACACCGACGAAACGGATAATATTTATTATATCAAAAGTTTTCAAGAGAAACTATTGAATCAAATTGTATTACGTGGTATTCATAAAATTCAAAAAGTAAATTTACGTGAAATTAACAATTATATTAATTATGAAGGTGATAATTACAAAAAAAATAAAATATATGTTTTAGATACGGTTGGGTCAAATCTATCCGAAATACTAACTCTTGATTTCATTGATTATAAACGCACTTATTCAAATAATATCTCTGAAATGTTAGAAGTATTGGGTATAGAAGCTGCTAGAAAATGTTTATTCAATGAAATTCGAGAGGTTATGGAATTTGGTGGAACGTATATTAATCATCATCATATTTCTCTATTGTGTGATAGGATGACATGTAACTATAAAATGGTATCCATATTTCGTCACGGAATTAATAATGATGATATTGGTCCTATTGCTAAAGCGTCCTTTGAAGAAACAACTGAGATGTTCCTTCGAGCAGCAAAACACGGCGAATTAGACGAAATGCGAGGAGTATCGGCCAACGTAATGTGTGGTCAAGACGGATATTACGGAACATCCGCTTTTTCGGTATATTTAAATATGAACGAAGTTAAAGAATTTTCAAAATTAGCTGTAAAAGAACAAAAAGAAGAAGAACTCAATTTATATTTAAATGCCGGCGTATGTTCTATTGATAATATTAAAATTACCCACAATTTGAAGTCTGAAATTAATGAATATACCGAAGACGACACTTATGCGTTAGACTTGTAGATAAGATTTCATAAGTTCTATTTCGCGCATTTGTGTAATTATAATTTCGCTTGATAAGTTTTTTATTTTTCGGTCTCTTGTTCTATTATGAATTATATTACTGGTTGTTAATGCGGTTGAGTGATGACTTATCATTCGTTTTAACCATTGCTCTTCATCTACAAATAATTGACTTCGCAATAAATAGATAGATATTATTATAGATAATATAATACCTATTATAAAAATAGGGGCGTTAAAATGACCCATATACAAGTAATGTACTATTTCATGAGCCCACATCATGTTAGCCGCCATTAATAATCCACCATAAAATAATGTGAGTGATATGTATAAATGATCCAATTGATAAGCTAATATATTCATAGGATTAAATAACATTCCTACTATTACCATTACTATAAACATTATAACTTGATGTCTTAATTCACTCATATACTGTATGAATATATTTATTCATGCTAAGTGTATCAATCACCGAATGTAATTTTCTTCGTTGTTCTACATTTTTGTCTTCCATTTCTATAATTTTATTATGTATTTTTATTCCACTATGTCTGTAATAAAATAAATCAAAATAATCATTTTTAAAATAATCAACTACTCTTATATAATAAAAATAATTTTTGCGGTTCATGTTATCCGTTTTATAAAATACAATATCCTTTTTTTTACTTTTTTTTATATTTTTAGCCTTACAAAATACAACCGGTAGCTTATAACAATCGCAAAATACCATCATATCCGTTAGAGTTAAGATATAAGTTTCTTCCATAATTTGAGTTAATAAATCATCTTTATCGCGAATGGATTTACCTTCTTTATACAATGGAACTTTAAAGTCTAATGTACTTTTTTTGTAAGCATTTACTAGCCTATATTGAATTCCTCTTTTATTGTTTACTACTTTTCCTTCACTTCCTAAAATATATTTTAATAATAAATAATTACAATCGTTGGTTGTAGTGTCTATTCTTAAATGTTTTGTATACATAGGAAAATATTTTTTCCATATAGAACTATCGTACATATAATGCATTTTTATACAATTACTTTCTAACAATTCTCTATCATATTTCATTGAAGGCATTTTTGATATTTTTTTGGGTAAACTGTATTTGGATGATTTGGTATTGGACTGTTCAATATAGGGTTGGTCATTTAATTGGTTAGCCTCTTCTTCATTTTTTTCATTTTTATTTTCTTCTTCATTTTCATTCTTTCCTTCTTCATCATTTTTATTATTTTTATTTTCTTCTTCTTCTTCATTTTTATTTTCTTCTTCTTCTTCTTCTTCTTCTTCTTCTTCTTCTTCTTCATCATTTTTATTTTCTTCTTCTTCTTCTTCTTCTTCTTCTTCTTCTTCTTCATTTGACTCGGTTGCTTCGCTTGGTGATACATTTGACTCGGTTGCTTCGCTTGGTGATACATTTGACTCGGTTGCTTCGCTTGGTGATACATTTGACTCGGTTGCTTCGCTTGGTGATACAT